TCCGATCCTGAACCAGATCATCGACCTGGTCGAGTCTGAGGCCCCGATGTACGATGACGCCGAGAAGAGCGGCATGACCCAGGGCTTCGGCATTCCGCGCCGGACCGGAATCACCGCAGGCGATGCAGCCGGCAAGGCGGAAGGCGCCGACGTCGCAAACGACGAGCAGAACGCCTTCGATCTCGTCCCGCTGGACGGCATCGAGATCGCGAAGTATGTCGTCATCTCCCGGAAGATGAAGTTCAAGAGCATCGACGCATTCGAGGCCTGGCTCGTCAAAGAACTCGGCGAGAGAATCGCCACTGCGAAGGAAGCCGTGATCCTCGCCCGTCTGGACGGCACCGCGCCGGCAGGCGGATCCGCCGTCGCTGCTGCTGCGATCGCCGCTGCGAACGTGAACGCAGCCGTCCCGAAGACCGACGCGGGCATCCGCGCCGAGCTGGCCAAGCTGAAAGGCAAGGGCCAGAAGATCATCTACGCCAACGCCTCCACGATCTACAACACGATCGCCGGCATCCAGGACACCAACAAGCATCCGCTGTTCATGGCGTCCGCGATGGATGATCCGACCGTCGCCGGTGTGATCTACGGCGCGAAGGTCAAGGAAGACGTCAACCTCGCGGACGGCGTTTTCTATATCGTCGTGAAGGGCCAGCTCCTCGCGAACGATTACGACGACCTGACGATCTTCTCCTCCACGCTGCCGAAGTCTGCGGCCGAATGCAAGACTGCATACAGCCTCTTCGACGCTGGCCTGAAGAACCCGAAGGGCGCCGTGAAGGGCACCTTCGCCTCCTGATCAGAGCATCAGGACAACAGTACATCATAAACGGGAGAGCCTGACAAAGGGCTCTCCCGTGTCTTTGGAGGTAAACACAGATGGCAACAATACTGCTTGAAGCTGTGAAGAATGATCTGAGCATCAAACACAGCAAGAAAGACGACGAGATAACGGCAGCGATCGAGACGGCAAAGCAGCGCCTGTCACAGATCGGCGTCGATGTCGTGAACGAAAAGAATAAAACGACAGCGTCAGCGATCAAGCTCTATTGCCGGTACTGGTTCAACTTCCAGGGAGACGGTGCACGGTATGAGCGGGCATTCAGGAACATGGCCAACGCCATGTCAAGGGCTTCGGAGTTCATGGAGGGAGATTCATGAGCAGAGAATTCAGCCCGGACAAGACCAACAGGACGCCGTGGGCGGATGTCGTGACGCTGATACAGCAGAACGAGACGGAAGACAGCGCCGGATACAAAGAGCAGCAGGCACAGACGGAAAGAGAGATCTTCTGCACATTCTCGGAAGGCGCGTCCAGGGCGGAATACTACGAGGCCATGAAGGCCGGGGTCAGAGTCTCGGCATCCGTGGAGATCTGGGAAGACGACTATGAACAGGAGCGCCGGCTGGAGCATGAGGGGACACCCTACGAGATCGGAAGGGTTTATCCGACCGGCCGGGGTACGCTGCTGCTGTACCTGTCGGAGGTATGGAGATGACAACGGACGAAGTCCTGAAAGAACTGCTTGAGCCGCTGCTTCCGGGATGCGTGGCGCCTGTGGAGTACACCGGCGAATCGCTGGAATACATCACATGGAACCACTCCATGATCCCGGCGCTGCACGCCGAGGGCATCCCGCACGCGGCGAGGTATCTGATCCAGGTGCATTACTTCTGCCCGAAAGGGAAAAACCCGAACCCGAAGAAGCTGATGATCTGCAGAGCGCTGGGAATGGGAGAGCGGTTTACCTGGCCGAACATCACCGACGCAAATGACGCGGACGGTCAGCACTATGTATTCGAGTGTGAGTATTTCAACGGAGGCCCTGCATATGGCGACACTTGAGCTGTCCGGCCTTGACGATCTCTGCGCCGCATATAACAGGATTTACGACATACCGGAGAGTGTGACATCCGAGGCCCTGGATGAGATGGCGCAGGTGGCCGAGAAGAAGATCAAAGAGTCAGGGCTGAAAATGGGAGTCAGGGATCCTGAAAGCAATGAGCATATCCTGGACAAGGTCAAGAGAAGGAAGCCCAAGATAACGAAGGAAGGCGGATATTCCATGATCACCTTCTCCGGGAGAAGGAAACGCGGCAGAAAAGGCGTGAAGAACTCGGTGATCGCCTTTATGAACGAATACGGCAGCCGCACCGTAAGAGCAAGGCCTTTTGTCGGGACCGCCCTGGCGGAAAACGAGAAGGCAATCGTGGAACCGGGCCTCAGAATAGTCGGGGACTGGATTGAACAAAACTATCAGAAATAGGAGGGTTTACCATGCCTCAGTTTGACCTTAAGGGAATCAAAGTCGGGAAGTACAACTTCAACAAGGAAACCAAAAAAGTCACCTATGACACACCGATCAGCGTCGGCGATGCTATGAGCTGCACGATGGAGATCCGGAGAGCAGAGGCCAGGCTGTACGCGGAAGGAGCGCTCAAGGAGTATATCTCGGAAATCACCGGCGGCACCTGCTCCATCGGGACAAAATACATCCCGGCAGACGCGCAGCAGCTTATGTATGGATCCAGAGAGAAGGTCAGGACGATCGCAGAGAAAGAAGTCACGAGCCTCCTCACCGGCTCAAATGATTCCGGGGACTATGTCGGTGTAGCCGGCTATGATCCGGATATGATGGACAACATCAAGAAGTATTACTGCTGGATGTTCAAGAAAGTCCGCTTCGGGAAACCGGGCATGAGCCTGCAGACGAAGGGCGAGACAATCCAGTTCCAGACACCGACCACAACGGGAGAAATCCTTCCGGATGACACCAACCTGGAGGACAATGTCGTCGAAGAGGCTTATGTGGACAGCGAGGAAGAGGCGATCGCATGGGTCGATGCGGTGTTCGCAGCCGAACAGGAAGAATCGGAGTCGACAGAACAGACAGAACAGACAGAACCAAACCCGTGAGCGGAGGTAAAACGAAATGACCGAAATGCGTCTGCTTGAAGTCCCGTTCGAGATGGATGGGAAGACATATAAACTGCGCTGCAACATGAACGTCATCGCAGATGTTCAGGATTTCTACAAGGGGAAATTCATCGATGCGCTGGATCAGCAGAATTCCGCGAGGAGCGTGATCGCATTCCTGACGGCGATGCTGAACGATTACGCAGACGATCAGGGCTGGCCAGAGCGCTTCACTCCGAAGCAGATCGGGAGAAAGTTCCCGAGCCTTGAATACATCCCTGCAGCGAAGATCATGAGACTGGTCGCCGCAGCGATGAGTACAGCGGGGATGGAATCAGGTGAAGAAGGGCCGGGAACTCCGGCAGAGGAAAACTCGGGAAACTGAATGACCGGGCAGGCCGACTCGAAGGGGTCGACTTTGCCCGGTATCTTTCCATATGGATCTTCACCCTGAGAATGCCGGAAAAACAGTTCTGGAAAGAAATGAACCCTGCAAGACTGACGGCACTGTATGACCGGCATTTTGACATCAGGGATGAATACACTCGGGAAAAACCGAAGGAACAGAAGAAAATGAGCTTCGGCGAATATATGAGGGGAGGCGGTGAATAAATGGCAGTAAGAGATCTCAGCGCATCGATACGTCTGGACGGCGAGCAGGAATACAAAGCGGCCCTGGAACGCATTAACGCCGGTCAACGTGTGATGAACACGGAGATGAAAAAGCTGCAGGAGCAGTACAAAGGAAACACCGACTCCGTGGAGTTCCTCACAAAAAAGGGGGACATTCTGGAACGGGAGCTGTCCGGCCAGAGGGAAAAGGTTGAAGAGCTGAGAGATGCGCTTGCCAGAGCGGTCGACAAATACGGCGAAGGCTCAAAAGAGGCCATGAACTGGAAGGCGAAGCTGAACAGCGCGGAAACTGAGCAGATCAGACTGCAGCACGCCATCGAGGAAAACAACGAGGCAATCGACTCGCAGGGGAGCGTCTGGGGGAAGGTCGGCGGGATCCTGGACGAAATATCCGGAAAACTCGGCATCAAGATCCCGGACGGAGCAAAGAATGCTCTGAGCGGGATGAAAGGACTGTCAGCTGGGACGGTCGCGGCAATGTCGGCAGGCGTGGCAGCGATCACACTGCTGGCCAAGGCGGTCGAGGAGCTGCACAACATGACGATCGAGGCAGCTGCGGACGTAGATGAGCTGATCACTAAGAGCATGACAACCGGCGTCTCG